TTAGGCTCGTTTTTTTTCAAATATTGAAATTAATTTTTTAATAAGATTTAAATTAATTTTGTCATAACTAAAAATAATGGATCTATACATTATATCTTTATTTTTATCACTGATGTTTATATCTATATTTTGAGTTTTACATCCTTCTGGTTCATTAAAGCTATTATTTAAATAATCATCTTTTATAATTGTTGTAAGTTTAAGACACTTTTCATATGGAAAATAATCTTGGTAACCAAATTCTAAGAATTCATCAACATAAGCATATAAAGTAATTTCTTTTGATTTATCATTCATATTATCAACCTATTTCACAATGTGGCACTTCAACCCATTGTACATGGTTTTCTGTATAAATCTTGGTTGACTCCGCATCACTGTGAGCCATTCGAGCTTGTGGATCAAAACCACGTTGTTTAAACATAAAGGCTGCCAATGCTCTTATTTCATGAAAGGTAGGCCTTTCATCTAAAGGCAAATGACTGGCAACGCCACTCGATCACGTAATGCTGAAAATGCACGGCTAAGGTAATCAGGTGCGACTTGTGTTGGATGATTAACTTCTTTACTCACCTTATTTGGGATGCGAGTAGGTAGCCTATGCACAATATAAGGGCTTGCCACATTGTCACGGCTATTATCGATAATGTCCTTAAGTGCTTTGCCTATGGGGATCGCAATATGAGATGCCTCTTTATGTTGCACTTTTTGCCTGTGAATATAAATCATCCCGTATATTCCATTTAAAGGTTCTTCATACCATAAGCACCCACATATACCTTCTTTGGGAGCTTTGATATTGTATTTTATGCGTGATACTTCTAGCCTTGCTTGCGTTGTCTGTAATGCGAGATCCATTGCTGTTCTTAACCAAGGTTCTGCAGATGCTCTAATTTTAAGAAAGTCATCATAAGATAATCTTCTCCGTTTTTTACCATCGACTCTTTTCATTTTCTTACGTTCAGCGGGGTTATCGAACATAAGAGATTCATCCATTGCGTAACTAAAAATTTTCTTTAGAAAGCTTACCTTACGATTTTGTACATTAGCAGAAGCATCGGCATGATATTCCTTAATATAGCCATTTACATGTTCCAGTGAGATTTCATTTGCGGGGATATCTTTAAAAAAGATCTTAATTCTTTCTAAGTCATTAACCCAGTTACTAAGTGTACTGTCTGATGGTTTCTCATCATTAGTTATCCGCAAAAATAACTTATCTAAATGTTCTGAGAGAGGGAGGGCCTCTCCATATTGCCCTCCCGAGTCAATAATTAATGAGTTAACAGAAACGCATTTTTCTGGTCGCATAATATTGTTGTATTCTCTGGCTATTGCGATAGCTTTTGCTTTATCTGCACCAATGCATTTTCTTAAACCATTAGTTAATGTAAGGCGATATTGTTTAACTGATTTATCAAAATAAAGAAAGTCAGGTAGATGCCTAAATTCCTTTCTTCTAGGTCTACTGGCCATATCACGAAGCCCTTATTAACTCATCGACACATGAAGAAATAACGGACTCGATACCCCAACGTTCGGATGAATATACCCAAACAGAACAATCAACGATTTTGCCTTTTAATAAGCCAGTTTCTACCCATTTTTTATGGTTCTATTATCTGGAATAGAACCTATTTCAAATTCTCGTTTAGCCCACGCACTAGCCTTCATCAGTTTTCCGCTCATTTTGGTCTTGCCTCATCATCAATAAAATAAGTCGGTCTGCTGGTATCACAGGAGTGTTTGATTTCAGCGTCAGTGCATGGTCTATTTCTTACACTGAACGCTAACCGACCTAATTTAATATCAAAACTTGTTAATAATTGGTTCCCTGGTTTCCAAGGTGTTAATAATTTCATGGTGGTTACCCATTGGTCTTGAATAAACCACCATGCTAATAACAACGAAAAGTAAAAACTGATTATGCTTAATCAACTTTTTACCCGAATAATTCCCTCCACTGGATAGCACTCTGCAATTTTTCCTTTGGTCGAGAGCAATTCCTTATCAATTAAACAATTTTGTTCATTGGGATAAATATAACCGTAGGGCTCAAACTGACAACTCACCGAACTACATATCAAAAGGAATAAACCAAACATTATTGTTCACTCCTTTGTTGCTCAGCGGGAGTGAGTTGAAGTTCAATTTTGATGTGTGCTGGAAAGTCGTATGAAACATGGCAACGTCTATCTGTTGAAACAAAGCCATGTGTACCATCAGGTAATGTGATCTTTACGGCTTGGTCTTTTTGTTGAGAGTGTCTAAGCATTGGTCTTGCCTCTTTGTGACATGTCACTTAATGAATAATAGCTGTATTTATAGGGTGCCCCAGTTGTAGCAATAACGCTTTTTGCATTGATGAAAGTGCTTGCTGTTCTTGCTCTGTGACATTTTTTGTTGATGCTGTAGACCATTCGATACTGCATTTATTGGTTGCTTCATCATGGGTAATAACAACTTCTAACTTCATGGCCATAACGTTTATCTCCTGATAATGCGCCCAATAAAGGGCGCTATTATGAATTAACGAACCATTAATGATCGGTCACCAACTTCTAAGTGAGCACCAGGTATTTCAATTCCGTTTTCAAGCGCTTCTTTGATGCCTTTTTTATCAGGCGCGGTGATGGTTTGAACATCAACCAACTCATCCGGTAATAAAGCCTCATTGTCGATAATGACTCGAACAACACCAGCTCTAGCAGTGAATGTATTTTTTGTTGTTTTTAATTTATCTAATCCTGAAGCCAATAAGCAGTTAAGAGCATATTTCTTTAGGTTTTTAGCTTGGTTTTCGAATGATTTTTTACGATCAGATAAACGTTTAGATTCTTCATCCAGTGTTTTAGCTTGACCTTCGATATTGCGAACGTGATGCATAATTGCATCCAATTTATCACCTAGCTCGCCCTCGATACCTGCCAATGTATCTGCGATATCTTCAGGAGAGAATTCACCTGTTTCAACGAGTTGCTGTAATTTTTCATAATTGGTCGCCAGTGCGATAGCAGTAGTTTTGGTCATTAGATTGCCTCTTCTTTCTGTTTCAGTTTGTCTAAACACTCTTTTTCGATTTGGTTTAATCGACGTAAACGGCCGGACAAATACTTCTCGTAATCTTCGTCACGACGTTCTTGAGCTGATTTAATGTGTGCAGAAATTTCGCGTGTTAATGTCGATGCAATACCTCGTAATTCATTTGCTGTAACAGCACTACGCATCACTTCTGTATGTTTAGTAAATTTCTCGTCTAACTCTTTGCGAATACGTGTGATATCTTCCGCTTTTTCACTGGCATTTTTGATTTCAAACTCAAGCTTATTGCTTACTATATATTCAGGGTTATCATGCATACCCATAAAGACATCAGAGCTAAAACCAAGCATTGATAGGGCTTTTTTGATGGCATCAGTGAGTGATTTTTTAATAACTTCACCGTCAACCTTAATGCCATAGTTAGTTTGATAGCGGTATGGTGTTGCACCATAACTTTCAAACTCACCGCGGGTTTCACATTCGATGATGTACCAAAAACGGATCTTAATTGAGTGGTTTTGTTCGCAGAATAACGAGCCATCAGCATCACGTAAAAAACGGGTTGCGACTTGTTTATTACGCTCATCAAGGACAGGTTCTAAAAGAGGCTTTCCATCAATAAATTTTTCTTCAAGGACTTCATATCCCCAACCTTCCCCAATAGGACCGAATATTTCAGTTGCACGCATAAACATGTAAGTGCTGTTTATACTGGTCCCCGTAAATCCCACGCCTTCTAATGGATTAGTAAAGCGCGGGTCTGTACGTTGTACCTGTTTCCAAATACTTAGGTTATTAGCGTCACTCGCGTTAAGAACTTCATCAATAACACTGGCACGTTGCTCAAAATTATCTTGTTGTGCTGATGGGGTTTCGGGTTCTTTAGGCTCTACAGTTTGTTCAACCACCGGAGAACTTTCTGTTTTAGGGGCTACTTCTTGCTTTTTACGTGAACGTTTAGGCTTAGTTTCCTTTTCAACGGTACTTTTGCTAGATACCGAAGGGGTATTATCCAATTGGTTAGAGGTGATGCTTTCTTCTTTTTCAGCGTTGCCAGTAGGCTTGTTAATACCTAAATGAAGGTCAATAAATTCTTTTCGCGCATTGGGATTATCTAATAACTCAGGCTGTTTTTTACTTTCAGCTATTAACGAGAAAATCTTTTCACGTGGTATATCCAAGATGCCAGCTGTTGTGCGTAAATCCATTGACCAGCGTTTCCATGCTTTGTCGTCGTCATCTATCAGTTCTTTGGCTTTTTTTACTTGAGATGCGAGGACATTATTAGGATCAAAGTCATCTAACAGTGCTAAGGCGATTTCAGTATCTATGGTTGAATAGTTACGCTTGATAGAAGATGTTTCTTCTTGTTGTTCTGGTTCTTCGGTTAGCCAGCTTTCACCTAATGACTTAGCTTCTTCAACGGTGACATCTTCATTAGCAAACTCATAGATAGCCTGTGCTATTTCCATTGTTTGCTCAGCATCCATCAAAGAAAGTTTTGTTATTTCAGCTAGGCCCGTAGCGATATTACGAATTTTGGGATCTTCTTTTCCTGCCAAATATTCCAGAGCAGTTGAAAATTCATTGTTAGTTATTTGAGTCTTTCCAAATAAAAGTAAACATGCAATTCTGGGCTTCGTTCCTAGTTTTTTGAAATTTTTATATTCAATAGGTTTCCATTGAGTTCCATCAAACTCATTTTCAACAGCAAATTTTTCATCGAATATATCTAAAGTAGGGCAAACAGAGCCGTCAAGGTGTTCGCTAATTAACGGCTCATCAGTATTAAAGTTATCCATAGCTTCTGGATATGCTTCAGATAATTTTACTACGGCAGTCGCTGTTGCCAGTTTTGCATTAGCGGTGTTTAACGCTATTGCTAATGGTACAGCACCGTTGTTTGTACGAGCCTCGGTCGTAGGCTCAAATACACAGATAAAAGTTTTCATTGGTCTTGCCTCTTAATAAGGGATTTCTTCGTCAGTTTTTGAAATAGGTTTGCCTTCCAAGCAGAGAAGCATTTGGATCTGGTCTTCTAACAAACTTGTTTTTACTTGGGCATCAGCTAGGATTTTTTCTTGCTCATTACGTAGAAAATCAATTTCAGCGTGAATGAGATCAGTTTGGGTAGGCTCTTTAAAAGGAACATCAACAGTGTGTTCAGCAACAACAAAACCTAGTCCAGCATTGGGATCGGCTTTAAATGCGTAGGCGTTATATTGGTAAGAACCATCGAACTGTTTTTGAGCATGAATATAGAGTGTGACTGTTAGGCTTTCAGGTTGTGCTTTCATAGCAACTCCTTTAAAATAACTGCGATCAGTGATTTATCATTGGTCTTGCCTCTTCTAGCGTTTGGTCGCGCTAGTAGAACTCTCGGTTAGCTTTGGTCGGCGCCCCGAGGTAAAGGAACCCACTTCGGTGGGTTTTTTTACGTCTAAAATTTGTTGCCCGTCTTTCCGAGCTGTCAGGTCTGCCTTGTAGCTTTGGTCGATAACTAATTAAATTCCCTGGTATTGCTAAAAAACTTGCCGTTATGCCGTGGTAATCATGACAGGTCGCGATGAGAGCTGTGGTTCTCCTCCGACATAACAGCAAAATTAAATCTGAACACTTACCTAAACACTTGCTGTGTTGTTTTTGTTGTTAGTAAATCTACAAGTTAAAATTGAATATTGCAAGTCTATTTTACAAATAATTCTTGTAATTGCGTGTGCGAAAATTACAAGAGCTATTAAACCCCTGTAATTTAATTTGAATTTTATGAAAGGATTTTAAGCGTAACGCTTGTATGTTCTAGATTGGCTTAGGAGGACTTTACCAAAAATGAAGAACTGTTCTTCGTCTTCGGGAGCGATATCCCAATCTCGATAGTTGGGGTTATCAGAGATAACGGTTAATTTATTTTTTATCATTTGTAGTCTTTTAATGTGCAATGTTTGACCAAAAATGAAAACATAAATGCCATCACCATCAAAATAATCTATATGAATATCTATGAAAATTTGGTCTCCTGGTTCAATAGTATTTTGCATACTATCACCAACAACAGTGATCATTTTTATATTAGCGCTGGGTCTGTTGCCAAATAAACGGAGTGCTTCATCAGATGTATATTCAATAGCTCTAATTGTTTCAATAAATTCACTTTTATTAATGATGCCAGGGCCGGCACTGGCTTCTATATCAAGTAACTCCACAAGATAAGAATCATTTTTACGTACAATAGGTTTATCCATTTCTTCAGTAGAAACATCACTCATAAAAAACCAATGTTCTGGATATCCAGATATCTTAGATAATGCGGTTAAATTATTACCTCTAGGTGCTGTTTTCCCGCTTACCCAAAATTGCACAGATTGAGGGCTAATACCAAGCCTACGAGCTAATTCTGACTGGGACCAGTTTCGCTCGGTTAGTATTTGGCTTATACGTGTAGCTGATACTTCATTCGGATTCTTTTTCATAGAAATTATACTACAAGCTTTCCTTGTAATGATCACTTCAAGAAAAACTTGATATTATTATATGTTTGATTGTAAGATTAACTTGTAAACCCAAAAGGAGAGAACAATGACACCATGTATAAAAAACAAAATTATTAATTTAGCGAGTCAATCAGAGATTGCTAGACGCTTAAACACCAAACCTCAAACCGTGCATCTATGGTTTAAAAACGGTGTTCCTGCTCCAAAAGTTTTAAGCCTATGTGAATGTTTAGATTGGCAAGTGACACCTCATGAAATTGCACCAGATATTTATCCAAATCAGTTTGATGGACTTCCTAAATCATCAACAGTATTACAGGTATCAAATTAAAAAACTGATTATGCATAATCAATTTTTCTAGCGACAGGAGACGCAAAAATGAATTTTGATATCAACATTATCAGAGCTGAAATTGAGGACTGGGCTGTAGAACAAGGGCAAGAACATGTTGCTATTGAGATTAGCCGAGCTTACTTACGATTAGTGATTAATCAAGAACATGGTCGATTACATGCCATTGAGGATCAAGCGGGTAAGGCAGACTGGAAAGCAATCAATAATAACCGGCAACAGATATTCCGTTGGTTACGTGGTGATTCTCGCGCATCTCAAAGAAAAATTGCTGAGTTAATGCCAGCGATTGAAATGGCTCTACCGGCGTCGAGGTTAGCTCGAGTACGTGGAGACACCAAAAACTATTTAGCAACTGTAGCCATTCAGCGTTTTGCTGATGCTATGACTGAAATCTTATTAGAGGGTCGTGACATGTCACACCAAATAAACAATGTAGTACGTGCACTAAATGAGATATCACGCCCGACCAGCGTGCATTAATTCAAGAGGCAAGACCAATGATTAGATCAACTGAAAAAATCACATGCCGCAATGGGTTTATGCTGAATGATAAACCTGCTCATATCTCAGATATCCAACATATTTTTGATGGTAGACGAGTTATTGCGTTGTTAATTTGGGAGCAGTATGAGCGAGAAAAACAAAAATTACTGTCAAAAAATTTAACCCCTGAGCAGTACCAAAATGCTTGCCGTAATATAGCTAAAGCACTGGGGGTGTGAAATGAGTAATAAATTAACCGGCTATGTGTGGGATGCATGTGCTGTTTCAGGTGTTAAGGGTACCAAGTTAATGATCATGGTACGCCTAGCCGATTATTCGAGCGATGAAGGGGTTGCTTATCCGAGTGTTGAAACCATCAGTCGTCAAATTGGTGCGGGAATTAGCACAATTCGCAATGCATGTAATGAACTTGAGCGTGATGGTTGGTTAGTTAAAAAGCAACGTAGAAATGGCAATCGTAATGCTTCAAATTTATATTTTTTAAATGTCGATAAATTGGAAAAAATCGCATTAGAAGAGAACGCCAAATTAAGAAAACAACGTGAAAAACTATCAAGTTTTCACCGTCCAGATTCTGACCGTTCAGATTCTGACCGTACAGAAAACAGTAAAAATGTACGTTTTGACCCTCCAGAATCTGGCGTTCAAGGGGGTTTTCACCCTCCAGAATCTGGAGGCGATCCACAAGTAAATTCAAAACATGATCCACAAGTAAATTCAAAACATGATCCACAAGAATTACTCGAGGGGAAAAAATCGAAAAATAAATTCGATCCGAAATTGGCTAAACCGTCAAATGTGAGTGATGAGGTTTGGCAGGATTGGATTAACTTCAGGAAAGAAATTAAAAAACCGCTGACAGAAACCATGTGCAAGCAACAAGCAAAAAAATTATCGCTTTGCACCGATGCCAACGCTGTGATTTGTAATTCAATTGCCAATGGTTGGCAGGGGCTATTTCCTGAAAGATCCGTAGTACAAACTCAAAAAGTAAATTCTCACACTGGGTTTAGCGAAAAAGATTACCAGTCTCAAGATCCGCATTGGTTTGTGGGAGGTGGAAATGTCTGAACAAAATTTACTAACTGCGGTGAATATTCCACCTCGCTTTGCTAATGCGACATTTGAATCATTTGTAGCCTCAACACCGACAGCAAAACATAATTTAAAAATTTGTCAGCAGTACGTCGAAACTTGGAGTGACCGAAAAAACGCAGGAGAGGGGCTTGTGCTGTGTGGAACACCCGGAACTGGTAAAACCCACCTTGCAGTATCAATCGCTCGTCAGATTGCCGGAGAATTGCAAGAAACGGTATTTATTACCACTGCCTCACGTATCATTCGCGCTTTTCGAAGAACATGGGCTGGAAATTCAGAATTCAGTGAACTTGATGTACTTGAAAAATATTGCACGCCTGATTTGTTAATTATTGATGAAATTGGTGTCCAGTATGGCACTGATTCTGAACGTAATATCCTATTTGAGGTGATTAATGATCGCTACGAAGATTTGTTACCTACGATTTTGATAAGCAACTTGCCCGTTGTTGATCTACAAGAAATGCTTGGTGAACGAGCCGTGGACAGATTATTACAGGGGGGAACGGTATTAACGTTTAACTGGCCAACATATCGTAGAGGTAATCATCATGCATGAGAAAGAATTAGAACATGCGGTGATTAGTGGTTTGTTAGCTGGTGGTGCTAGTCAAGATGCATATGAGGTATTAGCCACATTACCTGAAGAAGCCTTTAGTTCTAGATATTTTCGTAATGTCTACAAAGAAATTAAAAAACAAGCGCTAGCAAGTTCTTTAATAGATCCCTTTTTTATTGCTGATGCGCTAGGTGAAAAAGGCGATTTAGCAAATTTACTTGAGCTATCTAAAACACCTATTTGGACAGCAAATTTAAAAGGCTATGCCTCAAAAGTTTATAGTTATTATCGTGTTAGAGAAGTAATTCAATTAATTTCCAAGTATCAAAATGATATTACTACTGCAAATAATCATGAACAAGCTGAAGAATTTATTCATCAATTTGCAACCCAAATTGGCCAGCTGACAATTGGTAATCAGAACCTACTCCCTGTGCATTTAAATACACTACTTGAAGGATATGTAGATGTTTTAGAACGAAGAAACAAAGGGGAAGATGCTGTTGGGATGATAAAAAGTGGTATTGAAGCTTTAGATGACAAAATTGGAGGCTTTAATCCAACAGACTTAGTTTTTATTGGCGGTCGTCCGGGGATGGGAAAAACAGAGCTTGCACTAACGATGACTGAGGGAATGACCAGAGATGGAGGCGGTGCATTATTCTTCTCGATGGAAATGTCCAATCAGCAAATTACTGAGCGTCTAGTTGCCGGTTCTGCTCAACTACCAATATCAACATTGAGACATCGTGGGCGATTGGATGATGAAGGATGGGGGCGTTTAAGTTCTGCACTAGGCCATTTAATGGATAGAGATATTCATATCATCGATGCGAGTAATCTAACTATTGAACAAATATGTGCAATCAGTGAAAACCACAAACGTAAATATCCAAATTTGAAAGGAATTTTTGTTGATTATTTAGGGTTAATTAAAAAACCTAAAGCAGAACGTAATGATTTAGCAATTGCGAAAATATCTGCATCTTTAAAAGGATTAGCAAAGAGGTTACACACGCCAACTATTGCGTTAAGCCAGCTATCTCGTGATGTTGATAAAAGACCTATTAATCAACGCCGTCCTGTTTCTGCTGATTTACGCGATTCTGGTAGCTTAGAGCAAGACGCTGACTTAATTTTATTTACCTATAGGGAGGCCGTATATAACCCCAATAGCCCTGCGAAAAATTATGCCGAGATCATTATTGATAAATTTAGACACGGAGAAACCGGCACAGTCTATCAAGAATTTAAGAATGGCCACTATCTGCCTACCGACCAAATTACAGCGTCAGAAGTGTCCAAAATGCAACAACAATCACAGCAAAACGATAAAAGACGTCGTTACGCAGAAAAAGCATTTTAGTTAAAATAGAGGCAAGACCATGACAATTAAAGACTGTTCTGAGTGCTGGAACACTCGAGGTTGGCATGAATTAAAACTAATTATTTAATTGTAAAATTGTGACAGTTGCACATATTATTATCAATTAGTGTTTGCATTCAAAACGAAAAAAAAAATACTATGAAATCCGCTTAACGCAACTAGGGTATCTAAACGAATGAATAAGAATGAGATCATCAATGATATTGATGAGCTAATAGCAAACGCTTTTAATAGAGATTTTTGGTTAAATGTTAATGATAATTTAGGACAACAATATTTAGCTGCAAATGATGTAACAAAAGGCACTAGCCTGAAATTAGAAGAGCCTGAACAAGTTCGATTTAGGCCACAAGCAAGGCACTATGCTTTAAACTCTGCACTCAGGAGAGCTGCACAAGCTTCCGGCTTGGTTTGTCGAGACATGCAAACTAATCCCAAGGGGGAGAATTATGTAGTTGTTGAGTCTAAGGGGATTCAATTAGGGCGAATAGGTCAAAATCACGATGAGAAAGGAATTAAAGGTGCTAAGCATAGAAATTTGTTGGCACAACTTAATCTGGAATTAGAAGGATATACTTTTGATCTGTTTGATAAGGAAAATAACACTAAAAAATCAGTGGAAACATTAGGGGTTTTATTGGTGAATGTAAATCCACCAAACCATCTCCCTCAAGAAACTATGCTCGATTTAAGAGTAATAGTACCATTTACCAATTTAAAGGGTTTCCACTATAATAAATCAATTATAGAACTTCTCGAACTCTACACTGGTGAGAATAAGACAATTATTCCTGATTTGGTTTTACCTAAGCTTAAAAAGCGCCTGAAGGATCAGGAAAAATAATACAGGTGATAACATGAGAGTCGGCATTTCAGGTTTTCAGCCCGAAAGGCTAACACAGATAAGAGAAGCTAGAGGTCTATCAAAAATAAATCTTGGTAGATTGGTTGAGCGTTCTCCTTCAACTATAACAAAATGGGAAAATGGCAGTCATTCTCCTGATGCAGAAGTATTGCATGAATTGAGTAAAATTTTAAACTGCCCAGTAACATGGTTTACAAAAGTATATTCATCACAACCGGAAAAAAATAAAAAACCAGTTTTTTTTAGAACACTGTCGAGTACAGCAAAGGACTTATGTAAAGCGTCTGAAATCTATATGGAATGGTTACAGGAATTATCATCACACTTTCAAGAGTATGTTGATTACCCAGACGTAAATGTTCCTTATTTAAAAGTTGATGATTACAGAGCTATAGACGATGAAACCATAATGAAGATGGCTTTTGAGTGTCGGAAATTATGGGGATTAGGTATAGCACCAGTTGATGATCTTTTACTTGTAATGGAAAATGCAGGAATTGTCTGTTCACGCTTTGAACAAGGTAGTTCAATGATGGATGGATATTCTCAATGGAATGAGCTTGAAGGACGTCCTTATGTCATATTAGCTTCCGATAAAGATAATTACTTTAGAAGTCGCTTTGATGCTGCGCATGAGTTAGGGCATGTTGTATTACATCGGTATATAAATAAACTAGATTCTATTTGCTTTAAACCGATAGAAGAACAAGCTCATAGGTTTGCGTCTTATTTCATTTTTCCAGAAGAAGCTTTTTCTGTGGAGTTACCTACATATCCGACATTAGAAAACTTTCTTGCATTAAAAAGCCGTTGGGGTATGTCTGCTCAGGCAATGGTTTTTCGTGCTAATAAATCTGAATTGATATCTCAAATGGAATATCAACGATTATATAAGAGTATTTCAGCTCGAGGGTGGAGAAAAGGTGAACCACTTGATGACTTGAGGAAACCTGAGTCTGTAAGATTATTACCTAGATGTTTGAATTTGCTTTTAGATTCAGGTGTTTTTACGAAAAAAAGCATATTAGAAACTTTTAATTTTTCCAAGGGAGACTTGGAAGATTTATGTTCTGTGCCTAAAGGTTTCTTGTCTGAATCATCTGTACTTGATTTTAAATCTAAAGTGCAGTTAAAAAAATAGCTTAGAGCAAAAACAGAAGGCACATGAGGCTCAAAATGTAGTTAGTCTTTTTGGCGAAAAGTAATTTTTCTGATAAAATAATTACATTGGTCTGAACACCCAATCCTAAATATTTGCTGTGTCAACTGAGAGTTAAGTATGGCACAGCATAGCTTTATCAAAATGTCTAACGATACTCTTGTACCGGCTAACCCTGTTACGAGAGATTTTCTGCATTCAAAAATCAAGTGTGGTGATGTGCTTTCAGCTAATTTTAAGAAAGCGCGCAACCCTCGATTTCATCGTAAATACTTCGCATTACTCAACTTAGGCTATGAATATTGGGAGCCAGTTGGCGGTACCATTTCACCTGAAGAAAAAGAGCTTGTGCGTGGTTATATCACATTCCTTTCATATTACACGGATAATGCTGACGCGCTCTTATCAGCATCCGATATCTATCTAGAAGAAGTCGCACAAAAACGTGCGCAAAATATCTCAGCAACAAAATCATTTGATGCTTTTCGCTATTGGGTTGTAGAGCAAGCCGGTTATTACGATACGTTTGAAATGCCTGACGGTAGTTTACGTCGTGTCGCTAAATCAATCAGCTTTGCAAATATGGACGACTTAGCATTTAGCGAACTCTACAAAGCCACACTCGATGTGCTTTGGAATTTTATCCTTCGTAAACAGTTCCCCACTCAAAAAGCTGTAGAAAATGCAGTATCTCAATTATTAAGTTTCACGTAGAGGCAAGACCAATGATCAAATCAAAGACCAAAGAAGAAAGACAGTGGCTATCAGATGTAGCGGAACTGGGTTGTATTTGTTGTCGCAATATGGGGCTTGGGGCAAGTAGAGCGGAAATACATCATGTTAGAACAGGGCAGGGAATGGCACAACGAGCAAGTCATACAGATGTTTTACCACTGTGTCCGCCACATCATAGGGCGTGTTATGAAACCGGCTTTCATGCATCACCTAAATCATGGCAAGAAATTCATGGTTCTGAAGCAGAATTGCTCGAGCAAACAAAAATTGAAGTAATGGAATTACGCGCTTGTCGCGTCTAGTGATATTGATAAATAAAGAAGTTGAGGTATAAGCATGATTTATCCAGAGACAAGTGGCAAGAGTGGTGAGTATTTAAGATTGCGCACATTAGAAAGTACATGGATCCGGGGGCGATTAAAAATGTGGGGTTGTTGGGCTGCATTTAGTAAATCACCGCAAGCCTCTGGTATTTTTCAGCGATTATTATCAGACCCACAAATCACAAAGAAAGCCCTCAAAGATGCTATGCGAAGAATGAAAAAATCAGGGCTATCAGAAGAAACCTTACAGCTTTTCTTGGAGGAATACCAAAATAAGAAAACACTTAGCAATATGTGGTTCTGTAGTGATATTGAAGGTGGAAAAATGGACAAGGTCATTTGTGCTGTTTTCGAAAAAGATCAAGGATTATTAGAAATACTGAAACAGTATTATGTATATAAAAAATCATATTTCGGCATAGCGTTAGAGCTACATGAAAAGCACCCTTCAATGTCACTATCGACTTATAGGAGACGAGTTAAAACATGGTTATCTATTGCTGAATTTATGCTCTATTGGCCTATGTGTGATGAGTTTGACAGAAAGCATCATTATTCATGAATAAATGATTGACTTTTTGAACAATGAAGTTATAGTTTTCGTATATGCTGCGTAGAGCTTTAAACGCAAAGCAGGAAACGAATTTAAGGCCTCGCTAATTGCGGGGCTTTTTTACATGGGATTTAGGATGGATTTAATAGGGTTGCAGGAATTATTTGAAAGACAGATAAAAAGAAAAGTGAAGTCTATTGACCTGAGCAGGGAGCGTGACTCTACTTTCAGATTCCTTGTAGAGCGTGAAACTATCTCTAAATATTCAGATCCGGGCACTCAATTACTTTGGGAGATTTATTATGCAGGCGCTAACGATGCTAAGAAAAAAATGAAAATAAATCTTCCTAACCTTAAAGAAAAGCCAGAAAATTTTTATGATGCCGGTTACAACGAGGGCATTAAAGATTGCAAAAAGCATTTAATTGCACTGCAATTCACTGTTGTAGATAAGTAAGTACTGATATACCTATAAAAGCCAGCCATAGAGCTGGTTTTTTTGTATCTAAAACAGATAAGGCTTGCTGTTTCCTTTGTTCAGAGTTACATGTGTGTTCACGACCAATAACTGACCAAAGGTATTAAAATATCATGTTAAAACATAGTGATATGACAGAAGAGGCAAGACTTGTTTTTGAAGTTGTTCCGCATACGAAAGAGGTAACTGTTGGCGAAGTTGCACAGTTTACTTATTTAACTGAGCCACGTTGTCAATTGATATTAACTCAGTTGGCGATGGTGGGGCTAATCAAAGAAAACATCAAAGAAAACACATTTCAAAATATCTAATACTGTGAAAATGGGCGACTGTAAAAGTGTTGGTAGCACCTTTACAGTCATTCACCCGTTCTGGTAGATCACGGACAAACTAAAGCCCACTGCTTATGTGCACAAAGCATAGTGAGCTTATCAAAAAAGGTTCTCCTGATCTATGAAAAATACTGTGAATTTAAACAGTGTAAATTTAGTCAATGATGACTCACTCAGCTATATAAAAACACTTCCCGATAATTGTATTGACTTAATCGCAACTGACCCGCCTTACTTTCAGGTGAAGTCTTGTAGTTGGGATAATCAGTGGGAAAACGTAACATCATATTTATCTTGGCTTGATGAAATGCTTGCGGAATTTTGGCGAGTATTAAAGCCTAACGGTAGCCTTTATATCTTTTGCGGTTCGAAACTAGCGTCAGATGCAGAATTACTCGTTCGTGAAAGATTTAATATTCTAAGTCACATTGTATGGGCTAAACCATCTGGGCCTTGGCGTAGGGCATGTAAAGCTGATTTACGCAGTTTCTTTCCAAGCACTGAAAGAATTTTATTTGCTGAACATTATCAAAGTCCACACAAGGGCAAAAGTAGTGCTTATCTTCAGCAATGCAAAGCGCTTAAAGAAAATGTATTTAAGCCTTTAATTGAGTATTTTAAATCTGCACGTGAATCGTTAGGAATAACAGCAAAAGAAATAAAACAGGCCACAGGTAAACAAATGGCTTCACACTGGTTTAGTTACAGCCAATGGCAACTACCGAGTGAGTCTGACTACAAAAAACTGCAGGAGCTGTTTCATCGCGTAGCAAGTGAAAAGTTTAGTAGTAATCCTTTAAATCGTGATCATACTGATTTGATAGAGGTGCAGGCTTCTCTTAGTCGAGAGTACCAAGAGCTTGCTGAACAATATCAATTATTGCGCCGTCCTTTTTCTGTCACCGTTGATGTTCCTTACACCGATGTGTGGACATATCCACCTGTGCAATATTACACAGGTAAACATCCTTGTGAAAAACCAGCTGAAATGATGGAACACATTATTCGCTCAAGCAGTCGCGAAGGTGATCTGGTTGCTGATTTTTTTATGGGGTCGGGTGCAACACTAAAGTCCGCATTAAAGTTAAATCGTCGAGTTCTTGGAGTTGAACTTGAGAAAGAGCGATTTGAACAAACAGAACAAGAAATAAAAGCGCTAACTTGTAAGTAATTCTTACAGGTTCAACTATCCGGAATTTCCGGATAGTTCACATGCTCGGTTATTCCGAACAACTGAATTCCTTGCTATAAGGTTATGGTAGCGCGTAACAGTCTGGCTGAACTAAACCAGCCATCTATTTCAATAAGTCGTCTAATGCGACTTTTTTCGTATATGCCGACCACAGGGCGATTACCCTCGTTATCACGTTCACACAAGAGCTGTGAGTCGGCACTCCTTTAACTAAACTTAGGCACTCCGTAGGGGGTGTATATGCGCATGGACAAATTAACCAATGCTACCTACGGAACAGCTGGCTTGACTGCCTTTTTTGCAAGTCTCTCACTTTATGAGTGGGGCTTTGTAATAGGGATGGGATTTAGCATGCTTCTTGGATTAGCAACTTATCTGATGACACGGCGAGAACAGCGGAAACGAACAGCATTATTTGCTGAATTGGTTCATCGAAATTGTTCTAGTGATCCGCAAGACATAGAAAAGATAGTTGGCGAGATGCTGACTAAAGCTAAAAAGGACATTTAATGAACCTAAAACAGAAAGTGACAGCAGTTGCAAGTGCCGGTGCGGTAAGTATTGCGCTAACAGTGATTGGTTACTTTGAGGGAGTGCGTTATGAACCATACCGTGATGTTGCTGGAATTCTGACGGTTTGTTATGGCCACACTGGAAATGACATTATTCAAGGCAAGACATACACACAGCAAGAATGTGACGAGTTACTGCAGAAAGACTTTATTAGAACGCAACAACAAGTTGATGTTCTAGTTAAAGTGCCGGTAGATGATAAAACAAAAGCCTCTTTATATTCCTTTGCTTTCAATGTTGGCACCACAGCTTTTGCACGTTCTACATTGCTTAAGAAATTAAATGCTGGTGATCAGAATGGCGCTTGTGAAGAAATGAAACGCTGGGTTTATGCTGGTGGAAAGGTGTGGCGAGGGTTGGTCAGTCGTAGAGAGGCGGAGTCAGCATTATGCAATGGAAGCCTTTAATCATCATCGTCGGTTTTATACTTACATTACTCATCTCGGTTGCTGGTGGCATTTATCTCTCAATTGATAATTCATGTGTTAATGATAAAGCCAGTTTAGACAAACGCTGTCAGATTGCTCTCTCACATCATCGGTACTAATTATGAAGCATTGGAAACTTTACATTGTCATTATGATAGTGGGGACTGTTGCTGGTGGTTGCGTGCTGATTAATGCACAGGCGAAAAGAATTAACACACTGACAGAAAACAACAAAGAACTTACTACCGCACTCGAAGAGCAGAAGGATATCAATACTGACTATCAAGTACGCATAGAGCGACTAAATCAACTTGATACAAGGCGCACACAGGAGCTTATTAATGCAAGAATGAAATTAGTCGCTTGCGTGATATTAGTGAGCGTAATCCTGACAGGGTGTACATTAAAGCCGAGTGTCCAGAAAGCACCACCACTTCCACCGCCAGCATGGCTTATGCAACCACCGCCCGACCTACAGACACCGCTATCCGAAATTATTGGTTACTCAGAGAGCGAATTGCAGAGTCAGAACAGATGATTAAAGGGTTGCAGGATTATATCAAACAAGAATGCATGGAATAAAAAAGCCCAGCATGGGAGGCTGGGCAATACTAGCAAGATATCAATTAAAGTATAGCGATAGCTACTTAGTATAGCTTAAGTAGGTATATATACCAGATTGATTATTCTTATTTATCTTCTACTTAAATAAACAGCACAATATAAAAATAACCCTGTGAGTTTGATTTCACAGGGTGGCTGAATTTAAGCAAAAAATAAATACTCATTAATCATACTGCTATTTTTATTTCGTGCCAATAGAAGAAGGCGTAGCGTTGTCGCTGTCTCCTATGTTAGCCATGACCTGTTTTATTCTCGACAGATAGCGCATAGTGAGAGTCAAAAACAATGAATACCACCATTTGTTATTTTTCGGTCATTATCAGCAACGTCAGCTGTAGGTAGAAGAAAGGGCGTGACAACCGGAGAGACGAGTACAATTCATAAGAGTCAATCACAAAGCCTATTTTAACGAATGGGCTTTTTAATAGGCTAAGGAGATAAACACAATGGCAAAACCGGATTGGGGGATGCTACAACAACAGTTCCTCGCCGAACATGCTATAACAGGAATATCCCCTAAAGAGTGGTGCGAACTAAAGGAACTAAACTACGCAACAGCCCGACGATATATCAAAATATCCAGTGCGCAGAATGCGCAAAAAACTGCGCACAAGAAATTGCGCACTGCGCAGAAAAAAGAAAGCGCAAAAGAGCCAATGCGCAATAGTGATATACCCACTGCGCAGAGTAATGAATCCAGTAATGCGCATGATGATCAAAACACCTTTAGTCTGCGCAATTACGGGCTAACTGAGTTACAGGCTAAATTCGTTAATGAATACCTTATTGACCTAAATAGGACTGCTGCATATAAGCGTGCTGGTGGTAAATGTGAAGGAAATACGGCATACGCAAGCGCAAGTCGGATGTATAGAAATGTTAAGGTTAATCGGGCAATCACTGACGCATTAGCAGAACGGGAACGCAGAACAGAGATAACTCAAGATGCTGTATTAAAAATATGGTGGGATATCGCAACAGCAGACGTTAACGAACTGACTGAATACCGTCGATTATGTTGCCGTCATTGCTGGGGCTTTGGTTTCAATTACCAGTGGCGTGATTCAATAGAGTTTGAAGATGCGATTAAAAAAGCCGTCGTAGCAAAGAAACCGCCACCACAAGATGTGGGCGGTTACGGTTACGATGAAACATTAGATCCAAATCCTGATTGCCCTCGTTGTAACGGTGCCGGTATTGGTCGTGCGTACTTTCATGATACGCGTGATTTAACAGGGCCAGCTCGTCGAGTATTTGCAGGAGTGAAAGAAGGTAAGTTTGGTGTCGAGGTTATCACTCGTAATCAAGATGAAGCGCTTAAGATGGTTGCACAGCATTTAGGTATGCTAAAGAACAAGACGGAATTAACGGGTGTCGATGGTGGTCCTATTCAAACAACAGGAATAGATTTAAGTCACTTAAGCTTCGAGCAACTTCTTCAATTGAGAAAAAAGGGTGAAAAGTAGTTCTATTTAACATAATGGTTCTAATGCGCCCCTTCACTTTTGAACTCAACTAAAAACACAGCCAAAACCGCTAAAAGTAACAATCTTCTTTCTGTTTTAATGCCGTTTTATTGTTAATCAATTGTTATCAAAAACATGAAGATCATTTCGTGCCAATTACGGTATGAAAGGGTTATTTTTGTCACTTTAGGTATCTCTATGGATGTCAATTTCGACTTGTTTGATGAAGAAGTCAGGAGAGAGATAGCTAGACGTAGTTTGCATGAATTTATTCAGTATATAAACCCTGAATACATTACAAGCCATTTTTCTCAAACGGTATGTGATGCGCTCGACCAGTTCTTGATTGATATGATGGCAGGTAAGCGCCCTAAGTTAATATTAGGGGCACCGCCACAACACGGTAAGTCTGATATTGTTTCTCGCTATCTTCCCGCTTATTTCTTTGGAAAATACCCTAACATGCGTGTGGGTGCGCTGTCTTATTCCTCAGATTTAGCCGGTGATATGAATACCGATGTTCAGCGCATTATGATGTCCGATGAATATCGCGTGCTATTTCCTAAAAGTTGGTTAGGCAATAAGCCTGAAAACGGCATTGCAGTTAAACGTAATTCTGACGAGTTCGGTATCGCTAATCACAAAGGCAGTTATGTTTGTGCCGGGGTAGGTGGCCCATTAACGGGTAAGAAAGTTGACCTCGGCATTATTGATGACCCGATAAAGAACTCGAAAGAGGCACTTAGCCCAACTGTTAAAAAATCAATTTGGAACTGGTACGTTTCGACCTTTAAGACCCGTTTATCAAAAAATAGCGGTGAAATTATCATGGCCACTCGATGGGCAACTGATGATTTGTCTGGTCAATTAAAAGAAAAAGCGCCTGAAACCAAGGTGCTTGCATTCCCTGCCATTAATGAGAAAGGAGAAGCGTTGGTACCAGAGTTACACCCAATCGACAAACTCCTTGAGACAAAAGCAATCCTCGGTGATTACTTTTGGTCTGCAATGTACCAACAATCACCTAAGCCGGGTGATGGTCAAATCTTCCACGAAGAATTTGCTCAGTACTATCTACCGAAAGACCTACCTGAAAAATTCGATAAGGTTATCCATAGTTGGGATATGACCTTTAAAGACAGTGACGGTACTGACTATGTGGTGGGGCAGGTATGGGGCAAGAAAGACGCAAACGCTTATCTACTGTATCAAATTAGAAAACGCATGAGCTTTACTGAAACCTTAAAATCGGTGAAATGGTTAGCTGAAAAATTCCCTGAAGGACGACGTAAGCTGGTGGAAGACAAAGCCAATGGCCCTGCTGTAATCGACTCTCTCAAATCAACCGTATCAGGGTTAATTCCCGTCGAGCCAGATGGTAGCAAGGTTGCACGTGCTCATGCGTGTACTGCTGAGTGGGAAGCTGGCAACGTGTGGCTACCACACAAAAGCATTGCACCTTGGATTGTTGAAACAGTAGAAGAGATCACTACATTTCCGTTCTCTAGCAATGACGACACAGTAGATGCCATGACTCAAGCATTACGCGATTTATATCAGAAGAAAAAAGGTAGTTTCTTCACAACTAGGAGATGAACTATGTGGTGGCCGTTTAAGAGGCGAAAAACAGAACCACTCGCACCAGTAAACGGTCAGCATTCACAACTGACTTATATCCTGCGCTGGCGCGAGAACGAGGCTTTGATGGGATTAATTTACCCCAACCCACAATTGCAGGTGTTGCGATGGATAGCATTGATAGCTATGTGCCCTCATTTAAAGGTGAGCAGGTTTACGGTGTGCCAGAGTCACAGGCCTCATGGTATGCCTCACAAATGTTTATCGGCAACAATATGTGTGCGGTTATCGCTAAACACTGGCTGGTGGATAAAGCCTGTAATATGCCCGCGCGTGATGCAATACGTCAGGGTTACGATATTGATTGTGATAACGATGATGATCGTGCTATCAGTAAAAAGCTTCGCAAACGAGATAAAAAATACCGCATTACACATCAGCTTAAAGAGCTGGTTCACTTTGGGCGTGTATACGGTGGTCGTTTAGCATTATTCGTTGTGGAGACATCAAACCCGAAAGAGTGGTATGAAAATCCGTTTAATATCGATGGTGTGACCAAAGGGATGTACAAGGGGATTAAACAGATTGATCCACAATGGGTAACACCTGATTTAACGGATGCCAATGTTCAAGATCCTGCTAGCATGGATTTCTACGAGCCAACCTATTATGTGATTGGTGGGCGTAAGTATCACAAGTCTCACTTTATTAAGTTTGTACCGTTTCCTGTGCCTAACGTGCTTAAGCCAATGTACAACTACTTTGGTGTTTCTGTTCCTGAGCGCATTTATGAGCGTGTCTACGCTTCAGAACGCACAGCCAATGAAGCACCACAATTGGCAATGACCAAGCGTTTACTTACGATGGGGATTGCAGACCTTGAGTCGGCAGATAAGAGCATCATCAATGAAAACATGCTCTATTTTATGGAGATGCGCGATAACTACGGTGTACAAATGACGGGCAGTGGTGACACTGTTCAGCAGTTCGATACGTCATTAGCGGATTTAGACGCCACGATTATGACGCAATATCAGCTGGTGGCATCGGCTTCCAATGTACCGGCAACAAAGCTATTAGGCACTACACCGAAAGGCTTTAACTCAACGGGGGAATACGAAGAAGCCAATTACCGCGAAGAGCTTGAAAGTATCCAATCAAACGACCTTGAAGAGCTATTGCAGCGCCATTACGACATGTTAATGCGTAGTGATGGTTTACCTGTGACAGAAATCTCTATCACATGGGCACCACTTGATAGCCCGACGGCTGTTGAGAGTGCGGATATTGAACTGAAAGAAGCGCAGACCGATGTGGCACTGGCTTCGACGGGTGCGATAGATGGGTTAGATATCCGTAAAAAACTGGCCAGCAATAAAGCGTCTAGCTATTACGGCATTGAAGTGAACGAGGCAGATTATGTCGAGGCGAATTCGAGTACGAACGAAGCGAGCGCAATGGGCAATTTCGCGTCAAGCGGTCATGAAGGGGAAACCTCTGCAGTATTCAGTCGCCCCAGCTAGCCGTTATCAAGGTGACATGTCACGACTCATTAATGCAATGATTAAAGACTATGAAAAAGTGTTTAGTGAATTAAATGACGACTTTGAAGGTTTTACGATGGATGCCAGCTTTGCCAGTCAAACACGCATCTGGCTTAATCGGCTAAAACGCAAATGGGATAAGATTTTTAAACAAAAATCCACAGAGATTGCGGATAAATTTGTTTCCCAAGTCGATATAGGCGCAAAGCGTAATTTAGATGATTCTCTCAAACAGTTGTCAGGGGGGATCACCATCAAAACCCCTGCCATGCCCGAAGCCCTGAAAGATAAAATTATTGCCTCTACAGCTGAAAACGTATCGTTAATTAAATCTATTCCACTGCAATTTCATCAACGCATTGAAAGTGTTGCATTACGTTCTATTAGCCAAGGTGGTGAGGGCGCAAAGATGCTATTAGAGGAAATTAGGCATACAGGCAGTGTGACTGAAAAAAGGGCGAATTTTATCGCTGTTGATCAAACACGAAAAATCACGACTGCAGTGAATTATGAGCGTATGAAATCTGCCGGTATTCGTAAGGCAGTTTGGCATCACTCGGCTGGTAGTGCCGAACCGCGTGAATTACATCTGCGTCTGGATGGTGAAGTGTTTGATTTAGATAACCCACCTGTGATTGATGAACGGACAGGTGAGCGTGGCTTGCCCGGACAATTACCAAACTGTAAGTGCTTCTGGACACCCGTAATAGATTTCGGTGAGGAGACATGACCAAACGACAATATGATTTAAATGGCTGGCTGGAAGTGAAAGATAACCCCATCTCTAAAGTTGGGGTTTTTGATTATTTAGGGTTTGAAATTGGCGCACCGATACCCGAAAAAATTTACAAGGTGTATCGCCCACAAGAAGAACTGGCCAGCACAGAGACAATTAATTCGTTCAAATTAAAGCCCTTTGTTGATGAGCATGAAATGTTAGGGAAAGACGGCACGCCTGCAGAGACAAAAGGGATACAAGGGGTCATCGGGGAGCAAGTTTATTTTGAATACCCCTACCTCAGAGGCAATATCAAAATCCTGTCTAATTCAGCGCTTAACCAAATTGAAGGGGGAAAAATTGAATTATCTCCAGGTTATCGCTGTATTTACGATTTCACACCAGGCGAATTTAACGGTGAACGTTATGACGCCATACAACGGCATATTAGAGCCAACCATCTTGCGTTAGTTGATGAAGGGCGCACTGGCGCTGATGTTGCTGTGCAAGACCATTCCGTTATTACCATAGACACAAAGGAACTTATTCGCATGAACGAAGAAGAAAACAAAGAGAAGCAAACCACTGATGAGGGTGCATTTACGCCCGAGCAATTGGAAGCGTTAAAAGCCATTATCAAGGAAGTCATCACCAGTACTCAACCTGCAACAGATAATGATCCAGAAGAAGAGAAAAAACCTTCAACTGATTCTGATCCTGACGAAGAGCAGAAAGCAGAAGAAGCAGTCGAGAAAGCCGAAATTGCCACAGAAGAGGCTGAATCTGGCGAACCTGAAGCAGTCGAGAAAGCCGAGGTCGCCATTGAAGAAGCTGTCGAAGCGATTGAAGAAGCCAAAGGGCATCTTGACCAAGCCACTACCGATGGGCTTCATCGTCGTTTAAAACGCTTAAATCGTAGCATGACCGCCATGGACGAAATGGCATCGCTAAAACGTAAAATTAAGCGATTAGAAAAGGCCAAACCGGCAATGGATACGGGGGAGTTACTCAAACAAATCGGTGCGCGTGATTCGTTAGCGCATAAATTAACGCCATTTATTGGTGTGTTTGACCACTCAGCCATGACTCAACAACAAGTTGCCGAGTACGGTGTTGAAAAACTGGGTATTCAATGCAGTAAAGGTACAGAAGCCATTGCTCTTGATGCTTGGATGCAAGGGCGTGTGCCTGATTCTCAAAAGACCAGCTCAACAATGGACTCTGCAGTGAGCAATAAATCAATTATGGATAAATGGGGAGCTAAATAATGGCAATTCCTAAATCAGTAGCAAACGGCTTAATTTCTGGTGTTGTCGGTGAAATTAGTCATGCAGGTCCTATTCGCGCTGTTTCCGCCATTCTCAGTTCAGCAGATGAAAAGCTGAATATTTTCGGTCGCGCCTATACCTACAAAGATGATTCCGTGGAATCTGTTCAAGTTGGGGGAAAAGGGGCATTTGCGGGGATCATGATTAACCCTAAAGCCTATCGTATCGAAGAAGAATTCGCTCGTAACGGTACGCAAGGTGAATTCCTGACAATGGGGGAGGTTTTCGTTGAACTAAAAGAAGTGGCAGGAAAAATCAACGCACCGGTTGTTTTTGATGAAGCAGACGGTTCGCTATCTTCGAAAGCCACCATTAGTGCCGGTGATCGTGTTATTGGATTTATCAGCCGACACCTTGAGTCAACAGAAAGTGCTCACTTGGGCATTATTCGTTTAACAGAAATCCCATATCCAGCATCTCCAAAGGAAGGTGAATAATGCCAGTCAGTAAAATTAAGTTTCACATGTCTGGTCGTGATGTCAAAAAACATGGCCAACTAAATATTAACCCTGATCAGAAATGGACATACGGGGAATTAGCGCAAATCGGCTTTGGTGGTTTTTCTGCGATGGACTCCGCGATCAGCGGTGGTGCAATGCAGGGGGGCTTAATTCAACGCGAAATGTTGCAACACGTTTTACCGGGTGTCATTCGTACCGCAACGCGTGTGCGTGTGTTAGATGAAATCACGGGTATCGTCAATGCGGGCGAATGGCATGATGAAGAGATCATTCTGAATGTGGCGACACCAACCGGTAAAGCCGAACTTTATGGTGATCATACCAATGTGCCATTAGCATCTTATGCGCAAGACCAAGAGCGCCGTGGTCTCGTCCGTTTCGAATTAGGTTTCCAAGTGGGGAAATTAGAAGAAGCGCGCCAATCGTCAGCAGGCTTTGTTGCGATGGAAGAAAAGCGCAATTCAGTGACTGAATCATTAGAGCAAGGGCGTGAGCGAGTGGGTTACTACGGGTTTAATAGCCCTGAAACGCGCGTCTTTGGTTTGATGAATGAGCCTAACTTACCCGCCTATGAAACCGCAAAAGGCAAATGGAAAGGCGGAACCTTTGCGGATATCACTGCCGATATTACTGATATGTTCTCGCGTATTGAAACGAGCTCTGGCGGTATTATTAAAGATGACACGCCAATCACCTTAACATTGCCGTTAGGTTTTCGTTCTGCACTGAATGTGGCTAATCCTGTCGCACGCGGTGAAACAGTCAAACAATGGATAAATGAAAACTATCCTAATATGCGTCTGGTTTTCTCTCCTGAATTTGTTGGCGCAAACGGTGGGGCTGATGTGGCCTATATGTTCGCAGATAGCATTGATGATGGTTCAACGGCAACCAGTGCGGTGATCCTTCAGGTGGTGCCTGTGAAATACCAGTTATTAGGTTCACTCAACCAAATTAAAGGGTATATGGAAGATGCAACCAATGCGACTGCAGGTGTATTTGTGACCCGTCCGTGGGCGGTGACACGCTTAACCGGCATTTAATCTTACCACTTCTCTTTTTGCGCCCTCATTTGAGGGCTTTTTTATATCTAAACAACAGGAGAGCACTCCATGCCTCTTTACGCATATTGCACCTTATCAAATGACCAGAACTATACCGTGAAAGACGGGAAAGTGTTTATTGCCGGTCAAGCGAACGTGATGACCAAACACATGTACACACCACGTGGTCGTGTGACGGAAATTTCTGACGAGCAATACAAACAGCTCAAAGAAAATCACGTTTTCAATCTTCATTGTGACAATGGGTATATTACCGTTGAAGAACGCAAAGAAGATCCCGAAAAAGTTGCTACCAATATGGAAGCGAGCGACCAATCAGCTCCTGACACACCAGAATCGTTAGAAGCTGAAAAGTTAGACGTTCCTAAAACCAACAAAAAAGGTAAGTGATCATGGAGACGAGCACATTTCCTTTAACGTCATTCCGTGTGCTCTATCCGCAGTTTAACGGTGTGGGTGATGATGAAATAGATATCATTGCTCAATCTGCGTTGAACTATTTCTCTGCCTGTAAGGGTGTTTGCACTAACGAGCTGTGGATGCTCGTTGTTGCACACATGCTAACACTTAGAAAAATGATTGCTGATGATGAGTCGCCTACCGGTGTGGTGACGAGTGTGACTATCGATAAAGTGAGCGTGTCATTTACGGCACCGCCTGCCGGTTCGGATTGGTCGCACTGGTTTAAAATGACCACCTTTGGCCAGCAGTTTCTTGCACTGATCAAACGTTGTAGCGTCCCTCAATATTTGGGTGGTGGTGGCGAACGTTCAGCATTTCGTGGTGTAGGTGGGCGATTTACGCGAGGAGGGCGATTACGTTAATGACTAAATTAGCGCAATTAAAAGCGGTTTACGATGAATTGGCTAAAAAGCGATTAAGTGTTGGTTTTTTTGAACACGCAAAATATCCCGATGGAACACCTATTGCTTATGTTGCAGCTATTCAAGAGTTGGGCTATCCGGCTGGTGGCATTCCTCCTCGCCCATTTTTACGTCCGACCATGAATGACAAAAAGCAGGATTATAGTCAGTTAATTTTTCGTGCTGTGAAAGCCTCTATTAAGGGAAACATCACGCTGGATAATGGGCTGACACAAATTGGTGCGACGGTAGCGGGAGATGTGAAAATGGCAATTAAAGCAGTCACCACCCCAGCGCTGGAAGAGTCAACGGTCAAAGCAAGAGCACGTCGCCATAGCAAAGGTAAAGCCACGGATAAGCCGTTAGTTGATACCGGACAAATGCTTCAAGCCGTGTCATTTGTCGTGGAGGATAAATAATGTTTGGTAACTTAAATCGTATTGCCTCACGTTATATTCCCCAGCAAAAGGTGCTTTGGTTTCGATTTAAAGAACGGGCACCCGATGAACGAGGGAATGACCAAAATTATTATTATGATCCGATAGAAGTTCGTGGCAGTTGGCAAGCGGTCGATACCCAAGATGTTCAATCCATGGGATTAGATACGAGCCAAGTGTACCGACGCTTATATACCTCTCATGATATTAAAGCTGTGCAACGAGGAACATCTCCTGATTTTCTTGTATTCAATGGTCGAAAATATGATGTGGTGGGTGATGCAGACTGGTACGAACAAGACGGTTGGAAATCGGTGATCTGTATCGAGGCGGGTACTTATGACGGATTATGAAGTTGATGTCGCCATTCGAAAACAGCTCTTGTTGCAGTTAAAAGTGGTCGGTATTGATATCTCCGTTAAAGCTGGTTTTCAATCTACTAAGCAAGGACGTGAAGATAATATGGTGATGTTCTTTCCCATTAATGAAAACGGCTACGGCTGGCAAGGGCGTAAATATAACGTTCAAGGCAATAAAGCCAATCACAAAGAAAACCAGTTATCCGAGAAAACGTACCAAGTTCAGGCTTTCGTTACCCAGTTAGGCCATTATTCAGCGAGTGATATTACCGCTATTGTCAGAATGATCGCCAATTCATTGCCCTTTGTTGAAGCTCTCCGCAAACAAGGCATTGGCGTTCAGCGGGCAAGCGGTATTCGAACACCTTATTTTCTGAATGACCAAGGCAACTACGAACAAAATCCCTCATTTGATTTCAATGTGACATTTAATCGCACACTTCATCCCGATACTGACGCCGTGAGTGCGTTGTATCCCGATATCTATCGTATTTAAGGAACGTTATGTCTATCAAACAAACTCGCTATGTCGATATCGCGAGTGCGGTGATTGGCGCGTCTGCTGTACCGATGCGCAAGCTCACGGCTCGTGTTTTTTCAACAAACCCTAAAATTCCTGCTGGTAAAGTGCTTGAGTTTGCCAGTGGCCAAGTGGATGACTTATTGGGTACTGACTCCCCCGAGGCGCATTTTGCGCGTCAGTATTTCAGCTATGTCAGTCCAGCACCGGCAAGTAAGCCGAAAGAACTGCAAATTGCCTCTTATGAGCCTGTTGGTCGAGCGCCTACCTTGTTTGGCGAAAAGACAGGCGATTTAGCTGATTTAAAACTGATTAATGAGGGTGAACTCAATATCACTATCGGCAAGGTGACCAAAACAATCACTGGAATTGATCTCTCTGAAAGTACGTCATACGCGGATGTTGCAACAGCTGTGCAAGCGAAATTAAATGCAGAAAGCGAGCCTCAATTTGCTAGTGCTTATGTCACATTTAATTCACTGGATAGTGCCTTTGTCATTTGCGGTGGCGTACAAGAGCGTGCAGATATTAGTGTGCGTCAATCGGTACTTGCTGATGCAATGAATATTAGCCACGGCACATCATCAGCCGGTAATCCAGCGCAAACCCCGTTACAAGCCTTTATTGCTTCTGAGGCTGTTTCTGACTCTTTTGGTAGCGCAACGTTTTTAACGGAACTCTCATTAGAGCATGCCGTAGAGTTGGCGCAGTACGTGGCAGGTGAAAACGTGAAGTATCAATTGCACTTGTCTGTGACCAATCAAAATGCAGAAGATTTTAGCGGGGCGCTGGTGGGTACGGCTTCAACGGGCTTAAACCTAAAAACAGCAGATAACTTCTTTGTTCAAGCGTTACCTATGGCCATTATGTCCGCCACGGATTATGACCGAACCAATGCGACAACAAACTATATGTATCGTCAATTTGGTGTCACGTTCCCATCGCAAATCACGACCGATATCGATGCGGATCGCTTAGATAAACTACGGGTGAACTATTACGGAGAAACGGCTGTATCGGGTTCACATATCAGTTTCTATCAACGTGGCTTCTTATGTGGTGGGGTTGCTAACCCATTAGATATGAGTGTCCATGCTAATGAGCAATGGTTAAAAGCCTACATCGCGCAACAGTGGTTTAGTTTGTTGATGGCCACACGCGGAGTACCCGCCAATAAAGACGGTGAAGCACGGGCGATGATGGTGATTGCAGGGGCGGTGACCAAGGCGATTAATAACGGCACGATCCTAGCGGGAAAAACCTTAACCGATGTGCAAAAAATTGCAGTGACAGACGCTTCTGGTGATGATTTAGCGTGGCACGATGTACAAAACAAAGGCTATTGGTACAACGCTCAGATTGTCGAAAACACAGGACCCTCTGATTTACCCGAGTACGTGATGAAATACGTATTGATTTACGGTAAGGGCGACTGGGTTCGTAAAGTCGAAGGCTCTCACAACTTAGTGTAAGGAACACAATATGCATGATGTATCAGCAACCGGCTTGAGTATTGTTATTCAGGCTCATAAAACCTTTCCCGCCGGTATTCAAATTACCGCCTTCGCAGATGATGCCGATCCGTTAGATTTGCCTGCCGTGGACATTGCGCAAACAGGAATGGATATCAACGGTAATTTGGTGACATGGTCAACACCAACACCTCAAACGGTCACCATTAACGTGTTAGCCGGTAGTGAAGAAGATGAAAACCTCGCTATCTTACTGGAATCGAACACCGCACGACGTGGACAACGGCATGCAGGGGATATTATCACCATGGTCGCTTCGTATGGTGATGGTTCAACAACCACAGCACGTAACGGGAAAATTACCAATGGTAGTCGTGGTAGCTCTGTTGCCAGTGCTGGACGACACAAATCCAAAGCGTATACCTTCGTATTTCAAGACTTCGATCGCACTCGCGCACGTTAATTCTAGGCGGTTATTCCGCCTTTTTTTATGGATATTAATCATGTTAATTAAACCGAAAGAAATTACGATCACCGATGCTGATCGTGAAGAGCACACTTTTATTATTAGCCGATTACCGGCAACGATTGGACGTGAAATTCTGGCGAAATACCCTTTATCCAATGCACCTAAAATTGGCGACTATGAAGTCAGCAAAGAAGCCATGTTAAAGATGATGGCGTATGTTGCTGTCGAAAAAGAGGGACAAGAGATTTATCTGAAGACCAGCACCTTAATTGATAACCATGTACCCGATGGTGAAGCTCTTATTCGTCTAGAACTGGAAATGTTGAAGTATAACACCAGTTTTTTCGGCAAAGACGGGAGCCAAGGTTTCCTCCAATTCCTGCTCAACAAAATCACCGGTTCACTCCCGTCGATTATAAAAACGCTGATGGCTTCTTTGCCGTCATCATCTCAGCCGGCCGCCACGCTCACCGAACTCAAAACGTCAATAGATTTAGAAGAGGCGTTTGACCTGTGGGAGATCGCCATTACCAATCGTTATAACGAAGCGCTGGCTTCATCGAAAGGATAGCTTATGGCTTTGCTAGATACTTTTGTTCAAGTATTCGAATTTGATACTCGCCAAGCCGATGATGCGTTTAATCGGGTGAGTAAATCGACCGATGACATTATCGCTGAGATGAAAAAGGCGCAACAATCGGCAACGATGGGCGCTGATGGGTTTACGCAATTTATTCAAAATCTATCCGCACAATTGACAGAGTTATCATCAAACTCAGTCGATATTCATGTTAATAGTGACACATCCGGAGTTGCTGACAGCTTGATTGCGGAGATAGATCGCATTAAAGAAAGTGCGACGGACAATTCGCAATCGGTGAATGACTTTATTCAAAGTGTGATTGCCAGTATTGAACAGTTATCAGCAGGAGAGGCGATAAATATTGAGGTTGAGGCAGGTGATACACAAGAAAAAATAGCCTCAGTCACCGCTAAAATTGATGAACTAAATTCATCAATAAACTTGCTTGATATCCAACGTAACGAACTGTCACAAGGCGTAAATGAAAGCCGTGTTTCATCTGAAACGCTCAATGCCCAATATCAACAGATGCAAGATGAGTTATCCCTTCTCAATAATGAATTGGTGTCGCTCACTGATGCAGAGAAAAAGAACCGTGAAGGTAAAGAGGTCATTGATGCCATTGTTACCGCATTAAATGCCGATTATACGCAATTTATTGAAACGATGCGGACAAAAGGTATAAAGACAGCGATTGATGAAGCTAAAGCCCAAGAGCATCTACAAAAAGAACTTTCAGAAACCGGCTCTAAATATCAAGAGGCCGGAAGTTCTGTTGCAGGATTTGCGACAAAAGCACTTGGCGCTGTCGGTATTGTGATGAGTATTGGCACTATTTTTGCCGAATCTGTTTCTCGTTCTCAAGAAATTGAAACGCTGGACAAGCTGGGTAAACAAATCGGCGTTGCGACTGCAGACGTTGATGCGTTTTCTGGTGCGATCGCTGAGTTAGGTGGTTCTAGAGAGTCTGCACAAGCCGATTTATCCGCGATGGCGAAATCGTTCGGTAATACGAAAGACTCAATGGAAAAGGTACTTCAAACCGCGGATAAAGTTCAAGGCATGAGCTTTGATAAAGCGAAGAAAACACTGGAAGGCATGGGGGTATCGGACGAAAAAACCATTGAATTAATGATAAAAGGGCGTAAAGAATTAGAGCGCACAATGGGTATTCAAAAAGAGTATTCAGGCATTAGCAAGGAGAGTATTGAAAGCTCAATTAAATTTAATAGTGCTATGGGTAAATTTAAGCAGTCATCAGGAATGCTTAAAAATAGCTTTTTAGAAATGGTCATTCCTGCACTTGCAAAAGGACTGGATTGGCTAACTAAATTTATTTCTTTCTGCAAAGAAAATAAAAATTTATTAATAGGTTTTTTCTCAGCCGTTGGTTTGTCCGTAGCACTTTATTACGTTCCCCCTATGTTAGCTGCTGCATCAGCAACACTTGCAGCAACATGGCCGATTATCGCTATTATTGCCATTATTGCGCTTTTAGCTATGGCATTTGCGATTGTTTATGACGATATCATGAACTTTATCGACGGCAATGATTCAATGATTGGGCGTATTCTCGACAAATATCCACAGCTAAAAGTCGTTATTCTTGCACTATGGGAAACATTCAAAAAGCTCTTTGAATATCTAAAAGCTATCGTTGGTGTTGTGGCAGATATTGTTGTCACTGGTTGGGATCTAATGGCATCAGGCTTAAAAGCTTATGTTAAGTATTTGCTGAGTTGTATTTCAGTCATTGCAGGTTGGGGTAAATCCTTTGCGGGTGTATTTAATACAGTCAGTGATGCCGTTGTGAGTGCGTTTGAATGGATGTGGGAGCAAGTCGAAAAAATTATTGGTTGGGTAAATACAGGACTTAATGCGGTTAAAAATGGTTGGAAATCCGCCAAAGAGTTTTTCGGTTTTGGAGGTGATGAAGCTGAAATTAAAATTACCTCTGATGATGCGAGTAATTATTTAAGCGCCTTATCGGCAAAACGTAATCAGGTAGCAAGTGCAGGAGTAGATACATCAGAAATTGATAAGGAAATTATTGAACTCAAGAAGCAATTAGACAATGGGCTAGACGCATCAAAAATTATAGCGGATGTTGAGGAGGCGAATAAACGTTTAATGATGGCAAGCCATGATGCAATGAATCCTATTACCAGCCAAGCCATCAGTAATCAATCCAATGTGAAGAATGAAAGTAACGTAAGTATTGGAGAAATTAAGGTTGAAACTCAAGCAACCGATGCACAAGGTGTCGCAAGTGGACTTAGCAATGCGTTACAAGATGAAATAGCTAATGTCAATCAACAACATTCTAGTGGATTGGGAGGTTAAATTGCTTACAGAAGTCAAAATCTTTGATTTAGAATCGTTTTCTACACTATTTGATAGTGTGAGTCCTATTCAAGTCAATATTAGAGATGAGCATAAGGCCACTCAATTTCAAGTTGAAAGCGGTGAAACTCGCAGTGACCATGTGATTATTAACCCCGTTGAAATTGGTATAGATTTGCTATTAACAGGGGAGATGAAAAACATCTTCTCATCGATGCAACAAGCTTTTGATGAACACAAACTTGTTGGTATTCAAACCCGAGTAAAAACCTATCAACCGATGTTATTAACGGGTTTTAATCATGATGAAATACCCGACATGATAGATGCGATAAAACTGTCGCTAAGGTTTGTTGAGTGGCGCACCGTTGAGCCTGAATACGGAGAACTACCGCCTCGAACCACACAAAAGCCAACGCAGTCATCAACAGTAAATCGGGGAAATGTGCAAACAAAAGACGCCGATACTGAGACCAAGAAAAAAGGTTCGGTTGCAACACGTATCGCAGATGGGGATTGGAGCTTCTAATGAAAGTCATACCCTTAAAAGCTATTCCAAACCAACGCTTATCCGTCAATTTGGAAGGTGTTAATTGGACGTTGACAATAAAAGCCGGTCGTCATGCGATGTATATCGATATTGAACGAGAAAGTGAGGTTATTGCCGTCGGCATGCGTGCGGTGGCAAACACACCTATCATTCCTTATCGCTATCTGACTGATGGTACAAATTTAGCGTTTATAACAGAAAATGATGATCTGCCCTGGTATGAATCATTTGATAGAACCCAATCATTAATTATTTGGAGTGATGATGGACTTACGACGAATACGGGTGGGGATTGAAGTCGCAGAACGACTGCAGTGGTATGAAGGATTGCGGATTAAAGCTAACGGCACCAAGTACGCAAACCCTTTACAAAATGAATGCACAGTTAGCATTGATGGATTGAATGCCCACACTCGAGATTATCTTCTCACTGAAACTAGCCCTTATCATAAAAGCAAACAAACTCGCCGTCTTTACCTTGAAGTAGGACGCGTCAATACCGGATTATTTCGTATCTTTACCGGTGATATTGTCAGTGCAGAAATTGCCTCACCTCCTGATGTTACGTTAATCATTAAAGCCAAAACTAATAATGCCAGTTCAGGTGATATCGTTTCTTCCAGTGGTGGTGCCATGCAGAAAATGAGCGAGATCGCATCATCGGTGGCGAAGGATTGCAAGGTTAGATTGGACTTTCAAGCCACCGATAAGAATATTGCCAATTGGTATTTTTGCGGTTCAGCGTTACAACAAGTACAACGACTGCAGGAAGCAGGAAACGTTAAAGCGTTTATTGATGATGATACGTTGTTTGTCAAAGATGATAACCAAGCCTTAAAAGGGCGCTTGCGCATTCTTAGCATGAAATCAGGCATGGTGGGTATACCGAAAGCCACCGAAAAAGGGTTGTCTGTTACCTACTTAATTGATGGCGCTTCAGAACTAGGGGGAATGCTACGACTTGAGAGTAAATTCAATTCCGCACTTAATGGTGACTACATCATTGAACAACTGAAATTCGATGTTGCTTCACATGATGATCCTTTCTTTTATCAGGCTACCTGTAAACGAGCATAATCATGAATAAACCTAATACTGATATTGCCAGTGATGGTTCGCTGGCAGGTGCGCTATCGTCTGCATTTCGTAACTTGATGATGAATACTGAAGATATGCTCCCTGCAACGGTAGTGAGTTATGACGATAAAACCAATCGTGCTGTTATCAAACCACTGGTGATGATGGTAACAACGGAAGGGGGAACAGTCGGACGTGCGCCATTGGCCAACATTCCCGTTTTTAGATTTGGGGGAGGCGGTTTCTTTATTCGCGCACCCATTAAGCCGGGTGATTTCGGTTGGATAAAAGCCAATGACAGAGACATTAGCCTGATATTCCAGCGTGGAGGATTGGAAGATCAACCTAATACAGCACGCCTCCATTCATTTAGTGATGCGATGTTTTTTCCTGACACCATCAAAGGTTGGGTCATTGATGGAAAAAACATTGATGCTTTGGTGATCCAATCAATGGATGGCTCAGTCTGTTTCTCTCTGCATAACGATAAAGTTGTGTTGGAAACCCCTAAGTATGAAGTCAAAGCCCCTGAAACCATATTTACTGGCAATGTCACGGTAAATGGCAATTACGCTGTAAATGGTAATAGTGATTCACAAGGGGGAACCATGCGACATAACGGAAAAGATATCGGTTCTACGCATCAACACAGTGGTGTTGAAACCGGTCATGGAAATACAGGAGCGCCTCTATGAGAACATTTTCAATCGATAAAAATAATGATCTCTTTATCGGCCCTGATGGAAACCTCCAATTCAGCGAAAAAGACGATGCGGTTAAAAACCTTTGTCAGCATTTTGCCAAGGCTGTGCGTGGTGAAATGTTACATAAAAAAGATAAAGGTATTCCGTTCTGGCCAACAACCTTTGGTCGCCAAGCTGATATCCCGATGTTTGAAACGGCATTTAGACAACGTATGAGCGAAATTGAAGAGGTGGTTGAAGTAACGCATTTTAGCGCCACAGCGGAAAACGGTGAATTGAAGTATCAAGCAACAATTCGCACGATATACGGAGGGTTTACACTGAATGGCTGATTATCGTTATATCAATAATAAAGGCGTTATTCTTCCCGACACGGCCACAATACGTGATGAAGTCGAAAGCGAGTTTCGTGCGGTGTTTGGTCAATCGATTAACCTTGCCCCTGAAACACCGCAAGGGGCATTAGCGACGATGGAAGTTGAAAACCGTGATGCAATGGTGAGAAACAATGCCGAGTTAGCAAATCAAATCAATCCCGATATTGCGGGTGGTGTTTTTCTTGATGCAATATGGGCGCTAATGGGTGGCCAACGCATTAATGCCACTCACTCTTATCTTTCCAGCGTTGAATTTAGTGGCGTACCCGGCACCATTATTCCTAAAGGCTCATTAGCGTCTAGTGTTGCCGGTGCCATGTTCGAAACAGTTTCACCCTTGATTATTGATAATACCGGCAAAGCAACAGGGGATATGAGGGCGGTTGAATATGGTCCTGTTGAATGCGGGGCCGGCCAACTTAATTCTGTGGCTAGCTCAGTATTAGGTTGGGAGAAAGTCAATAATCCCACTCATGCGGTTGTTGGCCGTTATGCTGAATCTGATATCAAAGCAAGGCGACGACGTAAGCAAACTTTGGCTAAAAATACCGTCAGTGTTGCAGAAGCGATCACCTCTTCACTGTATGAATTAGAGGGCGTTAATTCACTGTCTTTTCGAGAGAACTACACCGATGCGGTGCTCACTATTGATGGAATTTCTCTATTGCCTCACAGCATTTACGTTTGTGTTGAAGGGGGCGATAGTAACGAAATTGCTAAATCATTGCTGAGAACCAAAACCATTGGTTCGGCGTTTAATGGCGAGATTGAAATCGGTGTTGTAGAGCCAGTGAGTGGACAAGAATATAAAGTGAAATTTTCACGCCCTAAAGAGATCACCGTTTTTTGTCGAGTGACAGTTAAAAAATCAGCCGTTGATGCGCAAACTATTATCCCCAGTGCTATAGAACAATGGACGCGTGGAGAGTTGGACGGCGATAACGGTTTGATTGTTGGGCGTGAAGTATCGCCTTTTGAGATAGCGTCTGCAGTGAATACTGTTGAACCTCGTCTGTTCGTGACTAAGGTTGAATTGTCACTGGATGGGAAAGTGTGGAATGTTGCATTAATTCCGATTGCCATTAATCAAATCGCACGCTTGCAACGGGGTGCTGTGCAAGTGGTGATTGTATGAACGTTCAACAATTTGAGTTTCATTCAGACCTATTAAAAGCGATCCTCTGGCAGTATGAAGATGCAGAGAATTTAAAGAAACTCGCCAGTTTTAAAGCCTCTCATTTTGAAAAGTCGATGGTGTCATTTTGGCAAAACTGGTACCGAGATGTGTTTAATATCGATACGGCGAATGACTTTGGTTTGTCGATTTGGTCACGCATTCTGGATGTACCCTTAGGTATTGATATTCCACCGAGCGACAAAAATAAAGTCGGGTTTGGTTTTGGCAAAAAGAAAGCCAATTTTAAATCTAACTTCCGACGTAATGCGGATTACACCTTGTCACTGACTGTTGATCAAAAACGCATGTTAGTACGAATGCGCTATTTTAATCTGACACAAAGTCCTACGGTCACCAATATTAATGAATTTTTAAAACGTTTCTTTTGGCGTGATGACAGCAAAGTTTTTGTCCTTGATCCGCTAGATATGACTTATATGTATTACGTCTTTAACTTTAACCCTGACGAACGTCTACGGGTTCTTCTCGAAAACTTTGACTTAATGCCACGCCCTTCGGGTGTTGGCGTCAAATATCGCATTGTGACCAAAAAAGCCTTTGGTGTTGGTCAGCATCGTAAAAACTTCTTAGGCAGTAACTTCGGAGCATAATTCCTATGACAACTATTTTTAAAACCCCCTTTGCAACACAAGGGGATAAGGCTTCTATACCCGTAGAAATCCAACCAGACGGCTCAGTGTCTTATACACAAGGTTATGGTTACGACTATGAGCGTGACCAAGTCACAGATCCTGCTGCGAAAGATATTGAACGTGAAAAAATGAACGGGATATTTCACGATATCACGGAAGCGATTGGCGAAATTCAATCTTTTGGTTTTCCAAAATGGGATGAAGCTGGTAAGCCGTATGCGATACGCGCTATTGTGTATCATAAAAATAAAGTCTGGCAGTCTAAAGTTGAGAATAACAACATTGAGCCGGTTGCCGGTAATGCATGGGCAGAGTTGAAAGCGGATGCCACAGCAAGTGATGTGGGTGCATATTCAAAAGGGGAATCCGATAAACGCTTTCAACCATTAGGTAATTACACACCATCTGGTTATAGCTACTCAAAGGCAGAAACCGACACCAAATATCAGCCAAAGGGTAATTATGCCCCAGCAGGGAACTACGCAAACAAAGGGGATAGTTACACTAAAACGGAAAGTGATGGACGTTATCAAGCGAAAGGGAGTTACCAGCCATCAGGTGATTATGCGACTAACTCAGCGCTCAATAGTGGACTGAATAATAAATTTGATAAAGGTAATGTAACTCAAAGTACGGGAACGTCAACGGTTCATGTGATGAGCCAGAAAGCTTCTACAGATGCTTTTCAACCTAAGGGAAATTATCAGCCTAAAGGTAATTATGCGTTAGTGGGTGCTTCATATACGAAGACTGAGTCGGATGGCCGATATCAAGCTAAAGGAAGTTATGCAACAGCTGGAAGTAGCTACACAAAAGCGGAAAGTGACGGACGTTATCAAGGTAAGGGAAATTACCAACCAGCTGGCAATTATGCGCTAGTAGGAGCATCGTATACTAAGGCAGAGTCTGACGGTAAATACCAACCCAAAGGCAGTTATCAAGCTTCTGGTTACAGCTATTCAAAATCAGAATCAGATGGTAAGTATCAACCTAAAGGGAATTATGCAACTGCAGGTAGTAGTTATACTAAAAATGAATCTGATAGTCGATATGACCGAAGGGGTACAGGACGGCAGTGGCGAAAAGTTGGGGATTTTAATGGTGCAGCTGCAGTAACAGAGATTACATTAAACGAAAATATATTAGGTAAGTACGTTTACGTTCAAAGGGATGGAAGTGGTAATACATACACAGGCTTTCTTGTCCCCCCGTTAGCAAATATTAAGATCGCAGTATCTGTTCATGCGGCTGCTTTTTGGGAATTTCAAGTATCTAGCGATGGGAAAAAGTTAAAGATGACTGATAGCACATATGGTTCAGCGAAAGGAGTATATGTATTAGATTAA